TACACAAGATAAAGTTAATGAAAAAGAAGAAGATTTTGACTTTTAAAAATAAACTTTAAAATATTAACTAAAGAAATCATATCATTATCAATTAAATACAGTAATATTCAAAATATATAGTATATAATATACTATATATGTTTTTTATAATTATCGGACTATTATTTCTATTATTTGTGTATTATTATTACAATTCTGGTACAAAAAAAGAAGGTTTAGTAAATTTAAAAAATTTTATACCCAGTGATAAATTTAATGGTTCCAAACAAGGTTATGTTTTTAAAAATTGTTCAAAAGGATTAGGTTATTATAAGGATAAATATAATTAGTAATCGATATTATTATTCATCAATATTACTATAATTTTCTATTTGTTCTATAAAAATAGGTAAGGACATATCATAATTTCTATATTCTTCATCTTTCCATTCTATTGTTAATGGCATTGTTTCTGATAATGGGGCTCTACTTGTCCATCTTTCTTTATTTAATAAAATTTCAAGTTTTTTTATTCTATTTTTTAAAGCCCATTCAAACTGTAGTGATTCTATTTTAGTAGGAAATCCTCTTATTATACATATATGTTTCCATCCAGAACCCTTACTAGTTGTATATTTTGCACCACCTTTTATCTCTCCATTATGTGCTCTTAATCTTTTTTCTACGTTATTAGATACTCCAACATAAGTGTATTTTTCATTCTTAATTATATAACAAGCCCAGTCCACCATTTATATAAATTATATGATTTAATTTCTTAATTATTATTTATTTTCTTAATTATTATTTATTTTCTTAATTATTATAAATTCATATAATTTAAAATATTTAAAATACATGCTTAAAAAGAATCATGAATATTGTGATATAATGTTGTTCCTTATTTCTTGGAGTATTCCCCCTGCTAACCGTGTTCCTTGTTGGAATGTCTTTGGTAATATGACACCTGCTGATGACCTTAAAGATGCAGGTGAGCATATTAATATTGTGGGTCGATGGCATCATTTAAGTGGTGATGGTGGTGTTTGTATTTGCGAAACTGATAATGTTTCTGCTCTAAATTCTTTTATGCTTAACTGGTCCCCTATTTGTGATATTAAGGTGAGTCCTGTAGTGGACGACGCGATGTCCCGGGCTAGTCTTCAAAATAAGCCATATTTTACGGCTAAGGGTGCATCGGGAGAGAGTGCTGATGCTGGGGCCGCTGAGAAGGCTGATGATGGTGCCGCTGAGAAGGCTGATGATGGTGCCGTTGAGAAGGCTGAGGAAGCCCCGATTGATGTATAGGATGAGGCTGTAAGTGCGAGTGAAGTTCAAATGCAACAAAAGGCATGTTGTAATAGTTGCCCAATAAATTAAAAAATTTTGTAAAATAATGCTTTATATTAAGTTTCAATTTAATATAAAACAATTCGCAGACGACGAGATTTGAACTCGCGCGGGCTTAGCCCAGTAGATTTCAAGTCTACCCCTTTAACCGCTCAGGCACATCTGCATTAAAAATGTTGTTTTTCTTTTTTAAGTTATGGTACAATTATATTTATTAGATTAGCGTTGTAAGCAGGATTTGAACCTGCGCGGGCTATGCCCACCAGATTAGCAGTCTGGCTCCTTAACCGCTCGGACATTACAACAAATATTTTTAAACATTATCTATAAAAGCAACTTCTGGATTTACATCTATAACTTGTGAGTTTACAGGTACTCCATAAACTTCTACACCAGTTGCTATAGGTATAGGATAAACTTGATTTGTTCTTATATTGTTATCAGTTAAAGTATTATTTGTTGCATTATTTTGAGGTAAATCATTAGATATTAAATTTTTAATATGTTTGTAATCTTTTATACATTTTATACAAATAAATACAATTGTAATTAGAAAGATAAATCCTAAAATTATCATAGCACTGGCCCATATGTAATTCATTATTATTAACTATTATTAACTATTATGTTAACCTTTTTAATAAGGTGTTTATAATATTTTAAACAAAACTACATCCTAAATACTGCATAAACATGAATGCATGTTTGTCACAATTCTTACAAATAAATGTATTTAACATATGATATGGTTTACATTTTTCAAATTTTTTACTTAATAATTTTGTAATTTGCTTATTAATTATAAAATTTTTTTCTCTTTTGCATGGCATACCATATTCAAAAATTTTAAGTTGCAATTCATTAGGAATTGTGTCTAAAGATAATTTTTTATTTTGCATATATATTATTTAATTACTTTTATTTAAAATATTTTCATTTAAGATGGAGATGCGGGGCATCGATCCCCGTACCTCTCGCATGCAAAGCGAGCGCTCTACCATTTGAGCTACATCCCCATTATGCACCATCCGGGACTCGAACCCGGGTCGCAAGAATGGAAGTCTTACATGCTACCCTTACACCAATGGTGCTTTAAAATAATTAGGCTTATATACTAGTAATAACTTAATGTATAATTTTAAACGAATTACAATTTATAGAATAATTTTTTACTCCAAATAAGTCCCATTAAAAATACTGGCGAACCAACTATTAATGGTAAATAATTTCCTGTTTCTTTTGAATTATAATACACATCTTCTAAAATTTTACCTATTATAGGAATACGAATACCTGCGTAAAGTAAAAATTGTAAATATTTAAGTTTTTTTAATAATTTTTTCTTATTTGGTTGTTTTTGAAAATAGTACACTAAATATGTTGGAATATTTGAAAGTTCTCCAAAAAATAATATATGAGCACCTTTAAACATTGTAGGATTTTGGTGCATCAAATATAAAGATGTCATATGATGATATAAATATGCATAATTAAGTTGTTTTGGTTCCCAATATTTTGTAAGATATAATAAATCATAAATAAAATAACCAGAACTAAATGCAGTTAATGCATTGTAATTATTTTCTGTTTTATTTAGTAAATATCTTCCTGCTAAAATAGTACAACCTGTAGCATGAGTTAATGCTGTAAAATTATTCGCCATTTTTCTTCCTATTTTTTTATTTAAATTAATATGTGTTATAGAAAAAAACATATGACTAAAGTAGTAATTAATAGGTAACATGACATTATGTAATATGCTTAATAACATTATATAATATTCTATTAAAAGAAATTCTTAAGTTCTAATACATTATTGTTATATGTTGAAATAGGTCTTTGAAGAGGGACTGCTAAAGTACTAACATCGTTTTTATATTTAATATAAGCATTTGCTTCACTACATAAATTAGGAACACAATAATCAATGACCATTTTATTTAATTCTACAATTTGTTCAGTAATATTAGTACATAAATTCGCAGAATGTTGAAGAAAAATACTTCTCATAATTATCTTTAAAGTATCTTCATTTTGATAACCAATGTTGAATTGGCCATTAGAGGCTTTATGAACTCCTGCCATTAAAGCATTTTGTACAATAATGATATTTTTAGCAGAAAAGAAAGCACGTGATAAATTACTTTGTTCAAAATTACCTGTTAATGCATCATTATAACTCGTTATTTTTTCATTAATTGGTATTCTATCATATAAATTAAAAACACTTTGAGGGGGTTCTTCTAAAATATTTACTCTACCATTTGCATTCATATTATAATATATAATAAAAAAATATTATATTTTATGATTATATACATGGCTAGTTTTCAAAAAATAGTTGGTTATACTGCTATATTTTTATTTTTAATTTTAATGATTGTAATTGGTATACTAATGATGCAGGCTAAAAAGAATACTAAATTTCCACCACAAGTAGGAGAATGTCCAGATTATTGGCAAAAAAATGCAGCAACAGGAAAATGTTTAAATGTTCAAAATTTAGGAATTAATTGTCCTAGCCCTGCTAATTTTGATACACCAGATTATTTAGGACCAGATGGAAAAGTAAATAAGTGTAAATTTGCTAAAAATTGCTCTATAGAATGGGATGGTATTTCAAATATGGGATTGTGTAATTAATATTTACGCAAATATTTTAATAAAATTATTTATTAATGGATTTTATTAAACTACCTGAAGATATAATCATATATAAAATATTACCATTTGTACAGCAATATGCTCTTAAATTAACTAATAAAAAAAATTGGTTAGATGTATATAAAAAAAAAAGATTTAACACTATTTCAAATGAACGTTCTTATTATAGGTTTTTAATGAGAAATAATTTATATTTTGTTTTTGATATATATTTTACAAACTTAATTAATGTTTATAATAATATTAATCAAAAAAATTATAAAAAAAAATATAAATATAAAAATATGGTTTTTTCTAATAAAATAGATGAAATAATATATTTTTCAAAAAATTATAAATTATTTAATAGATGTGATAATATTATAAATAAAAATAAACAAAAAATGAAATATAAGTTTAAAAAAACAAGAAAAAGAAATATAATATGGACAAATTAAATTTAAACTTAATATTAAATAGAGATAATCAAGAAAAACTTTTAATGGATACTTTGAAATTCTTTGAATTAAATAAGAAAAATTTATTAATAAGCAGAGGAATATTCGTTTATGGTACTCCAGGAAGCGGGAAAAGTAGATTTGTTGAACTTATTTTAAAAAAACTTAACTATGATATAATAAAATATGATGCGGGTGATGTTAGAAATAAATCAATTATTGAAAATATAACAAAACATAATATGGCAGATACAAATGTTCTTAGTATGTTTCAAAAAGAAACAAAACAAATAGCAATAATAATGGATGAAATAGATGGAATGAATAGTGGAGATAAAGGTGGGATTAATTCATTAATAAAATTAATACGACCAAAAAAAACAAAAAAGCAAAAAAAAGAAAATAGTACAATGATACCTATCATTTGCATAGGAAATCAACATGTAGATAAAAAAATAAAAGAAATAATGAAGGTTTGTGTAAACATTGAATTAAAAACTCCATCAATAAATCAAACAAAACAATTAATAAATATATTAATGCCAACTCTTGAAAAAGAACTTGTAAAAAGCATAGGTGAATTTATACAAGGAGATTTAAGAAAATTAAATTCAACCTATAACATTTACAAAAATCAAGAAAAAATACTAAAACAACAATTATTGCAAAATATGTTTAAACAAAAAAATTATAATGAAGATGTTAAAGATATTATTAATTTATTATTTAAAAATAATTATTTGATTAATCAACATTTAGAATTAATGAACGAAACTGATAGAACAAGTGTTGGTTTGCTTTATCATGAAAATATTATTGATAGAATTGATGATATTGGTAAAGATAAAAGTATAGTATTTTATAATAAAGTTTTAAATAATATTTGTTTTTCTGATTATATAGATAGAATAACATTTCAAAAACAAATTTGGATATTTAATGAAATGAGTTCATTAGTAAAAACATTTTATAATAATTTTTTATTTCATAAAGAAAATATTCCAAATAATACTCCTACAAATATAAGATTTACAAAGGTATTAACTAAATATTCAACAGAATATAATAATTCTATTTTTATAAATAATTTATGTACGCAACTTTCAATGGATGTTAAAGATATGTTTTCTTTTTTTATTAGTTTAAGACAACAATATGATTTGGATTACATTATTGAAATATTCAATAATGAAAATTATGAAATAAGTAAATTAGATTTAAATCGTATTTATAAATTTATTGATAATATTTGGGAAATTAATTATGATTAATTTTTTACAAAAGATTCAAGGCCTTGAATAGTTCGTTCCCCATCAAATTCTTTTTTACCACCATTTCCATCCAAAAGTAGTATAGTAGGAAATCCTTTAATTTGATATTTATCAAGTTCAACACCAGAATCTGCTCGTTCTACCTTTCTGACACTTAAATTACCATTATAACCTTGTGAAAATTGGTCCCATGTAGGAGAGAATTTTTTACAATGGCCACAACCGTTCATATAAAAATAAACTAATTCTTTGGGTTGTCCAAATCCTTCTAAATTAAATGCACTGAAGTAACTAAATAACATTGTATTGTAAACATGACGTGCAAGAAAAAGAAGACCAAAGCCTGATAAAACCTGTACTACAGGATGAAGTTTATTAAACTTTTTAAACAAAACTTTAAAAAAACCTAGCATATAAATTAACAAAATATAATATTTTTGAATATTATATTTTTAAATTCAATAATAGTTACTAATTTACATTAATAATTAGTATGTTTGTTTAATAATTCTACAATATATTTGTTTCTTTTTTTAATATCTTCTTCTGAGAATGTTTCGTGTTTTTTTGCTATAGTTCTCGTAATATGACTTGAACTTCCTTCATATGCGGCTCTTTTTATGGTATAATTTTTTGCACCCAAAGAACTATTGCCTCTATGACCATTTTTACTATTTTTTTTTTCAAGTAAAGTTAAATTTCCAATATTATTCATTAAAGATTGATCTTTGAGTTTTTCTTTATCTTTTTGGGAAAATATATGTTCGAGACTGTAGTCTAACGATACATTATTTAAATCTGTAGTAATTTTAGTTTCTAAATATAACAACAAGTGAGTAGCATTTGTTATACCGATATTTATTGTAGTTAAAGAAGATATGTAATTATCATTATTTATTAAACTATCTTTATTTTTCTGTAAACACTTATTTATTTCTTCAAAGTAGTCAAATGTTTTATCAATCAAAAATTCATTTACAATTTCAATAAATCTATTTGAATAACATAAATTGTTGAAGGTTCTTGTTTTAAACGGTGAGTTTCTAAAATACCATCTAACAATTAGTTCAATTAGTTTTGAATTAATATTTTCTGTATGATAAAATATTGGTAACATACAATACATATATGATTCCCATGTTAATTTTATTTTTCTGTTGTTATTAAGTAATCTTCCAAATTTATCATTACTAATTTTATTCATTATTTCAAATAATTTTTCTACAATATCAAAGAATTTATTAATTTCTTGATATGTATCTTCATGTTCTATAATTGGTTTAAATAATTCTTCTAAATCTATTGTTCTTTTAATCTTATTATTATATATTTGAATTGCTATATTAAATAATTTTTGTCCAAATTCTTTTTTATAAATTTTATTTTCCATTTTTTTTAAGTTTTCCCATTTTTCATATACTTCTATTTTTTTATCATCTGGGACATTTACTAAAATGGGATTTTTAATTATATCTAATTTTTTTACATTCTTTCCTCTGTTGTTTTCCCAATCAAATATTCTACTAACATAATCTCTATCATTACAATCATAATATTGAATATCAATATCATTTACTATAAATTTATATAAATTAATTAATTGTTTTTCATCATACTTTTTTAAAACAAAATAGTTATAAATTTCTGTAAATGCGTTTGATAAATTACTTTTTAATTTTGTTTCTTCAAAATTATGTTGATTTTTAATATGTCTAATAAAATCTAGTTTCCGTGCTATTGGTGTTTTACACTTTTTACATACATAATTTTGATGCTCTATAAATGAATCCATTTCTTCTATGTTATCTACATAAGTACACCATAAGTTTACTTTATTATTAAATATTTTAACTAATCCTTCCATATCGTTTGGATTTACGCAATAAATTCTAGGAATGATATTTACATTATATTTTTTTTTAATATTTTGTTGTTCGGGTGTTAAATCATCAATATCTGTATCTATTGTTAGCAAATCTTTGATTTTTTGTCTTAATTTTTCAGGCCCCAAACATCCTATGACATTAAGTATTAAAATAGTAGTTAATGTCCTTTGTTGACCATCATAAATATTATCTGTACTATTATAATTTAAATTTATAATAGAACCCATTTTTAGACAATATTTTTTTTCTACAAAAATTTGAAACAAATCATCTAAAAATCTATGTATTTCTCCGTTCTCCCATTCAAATTCACGTTGATTCATAGGAATTCTCAAATACTTATTTAAAATAATTTTCCACGATACTTGATTAGTAGTATATGGTTTTAATCTTGATTTAGATTGTACATTCATAAACACTTGATATAAATAATTTATGTTATGAATTATTTATATCAATTTTGCATATAATTTACGTCAACTTTATTTTAAAATAAACCCATTGCTCTAAGTAAAATAAATGTTCCACCGACACCTCCAAAAGCAACTTTTGGAATTATATGCCAATCCCAAACATATGATATTGATGCGCCCATTAATGTCACGCATGCTAATATCCAGCAAAGTTCATAATTTTTCAAATAATTCGTGAATAATTTTTTTTTCTTTCCGTCTTTATCCATTTTTAATATTAATGCTTGAGAATAAAGCCAGAAAAATCCCCATGGCCAAAAGTAACAACATGCAATTGTAAGTAAAATAAAGGCAATTGCTATAAAAATATTAAGATAAGAAACAGTTACACCAGTGACTAATATAGTTAATATGGTTCCAATAACAAGAGTAGTTATTCCTAATATTAACCATGGTAAAATAAGTAGTGTTTGGTCATTAATTGCTGACCAAAAAAGTCCACATGTTCCTAATATTAAATTTCCTGTATATATTATGCTAGAAATAATAGGTAGTACAATAGTAAATTTTGCGAAATCGAAAACTTGTCCTCCTAAATCTTGCGGATGTCCTTCATATCCATTTTTATAAAAAGATTGATTGCAAATATCTAAAAGTTTTACTAATCCACCTCTCATAAAAGTCCAGAATGTTATAAAGTAAGAACTAATACCTCTTAAAAGTAAATTATCATTGTCATACCATGTGTAAGGAAATCCAAATTTTGTTGTATCTATAAAACCTTTTTCTTCATTTGATCTTGCATCAAATTTATTTCCTCCTTTTTGAATTTTTCTTTTTCCACCAGATTGCTTTTTTTCTTTATCCATAATATCAAAAACACTCTGGTTATTGCTAGGGTCATTACTTGCAGATGGTGTTGTAGATTTAGCATAAGGGATTTTATCTTTATCTGTAGGTAATCCTAAATTTTTTTCTGTTTTTAATAATCCTTTTGCTAATATAATTGTTTGCATTAAACTTGAATTATAATACACAAAAAATATCACACCTAATGGTATACATATAAGTAAAACTATTGTATACATTATTTTTTCATTTTTCGTTAGTGGTTTTTTTTTGGTTTTTTTATTTTTTTTTTTCGATGTCGCTCTTTTTCTCTCCCTTTCTTTTCTTTTTTTTTCTTTTTTTCTTTCTGCTTCCTTTTCCTTAGAAGATTCTTTATAATCATCATACATTTTATCTAACAGAGGCATATATATATATCAATAAATATTAAAAATATACTTAAAAATTCTTTATTAGTTTTATTTAATATGAAGATTATTCACACCCCTCACTATGATTTTCATAATGTATTAATTCGTCCCAAAAGAACTACTATTTCATCAAGAAGTCAAGTAGATTTGGAAAGAGAAATGACTTTTAAATATTCTCCACAAAAGTGGAAAGGTGTACCTATTATTTCAGCAAATATGGATACAACAGGTACTTTTGAAGTTTATGATGTTTTAAGTAAACATAAAATGATTACTTGTTTAAGTAAATTTTATTCTCTAAAAGATTTTCAAGAAAGAAATACAAATAATTTACTAAATCCTGATTATTTTATGATTTCAACTGGAGTTGAAGAAAGTAATTTTTGTAATTTGTCTGATATTGTAACTTATACCAATGCAAAATGGATATGTGTTGATGTAGCAAATGGTTATATGCAGCAAGTTGTTACTTATTGTGATAAAGTTCGAGCATCTTTTCCAGATGCTATTGTAATAGCAGGAAATGTTGCAACACGTGAAATGGTAGAAGAATTAATTATTAATGGAAAGGTAGATGGTGTAAAGGTAGGTATTGGTCCTGGAAGTGCATGTTTAACAAGATTAAAAACTGGAGTGGGTGTTCCACAATTGAGTGCTATTATAGATTGTGCAGATGCTGCCCATGGTTGTGGTGGATTTATTATAGGTGATGGCGGTATAACATCACCTGGAGATATGGCAAAAGCATTTGGTGGGGGGGCAGATTTTGTGATGTGTGGAGGTATTTTTTCAGGACATGATGAAAATCCGGGTCAAATAATAGAAGAAGAAAAAAATGGTGAAAAAAAGAAATATAAAATGTTCTATGGTATGAGTAGTGAATTAGCAATGAAAAAGCATTATGGGTCTATGGCAAAATACCGTTCATCAGAAGGACGTGTTGTAAAAATTCCATATAGAGGTTCACTGGAACATACCGTTTTAGATTATTTAGGTGGTATAAGATCTACATGTGCTTATATTAATGCTCATAAAATTAAACATATGAGTAAATGTGTTACTTTTGTAGTTGTTAGTCAACAAATAAATACTCATTTAGTCAAATAAATTTTTTAAAGAGTAAATAATTTTAAAAGGATAAATAATTTTATATGATTTTATTATATAAAATTATATATAATGAGAGAATTTTTTATAAGTTTAGGATTAATATTAGTATTTGGATATATACTAGGTCAATTATATATAGATGTTATGAATTATAGAAATTCATATACACAAGTCATGGGAGGTATATTTGCAGAAGGAATGACAAATAATCAAGTACAAAATAATAATGGCAATAACAATGGCAATAATTCTTTGAATAATAGCGAACCAGTTGTTAGTGAAAAACCTATTATTATGCAAGAGCAAGAGTACGAACAACAGCGTCAACAATTAGGCGATAATACAATGGATACATCACAACCAGAAATAGATAATGATTATGCTAGCATTGAAAATCCACGTGATTTTTCTATTTTTAACAGAGATATTATGAAAAAAGTTTTAGTAAGTAAAAATTTAATTCCTGATGATATCAATTTGGCAGAAGAAAACCAATTTAATTATATTAGAATAGGTAAAAGTTTTATTGAAGAAGTTGCTTTCATTCGTAATTTTTCTGTGCCTCATATTGATGAAACAGATTATGAAACATTGGGTAGATTTACCGTAAAACTTCTTTCAAGTAATATATCAGCATCTCAACAAAAAGTTTACAGTGAAAAAATATTAGATGATGTTCATACAATGTTAGCCAAAACTAGTTTAACAAATAGTTCGGTGGTAGGAGAAAGTAATCCAGGCATGTCTACTACTAAGAGAATAACTGGTATGTATGGAGATAATAGTAATGCTATTATGAAGAAAAAATTAAAATTAGCAGGAGTTCCTATGGATGATGCAAAGTTTACTGATTCAAAAAAACCAAAAAAACAAAAAGTACAACCTTATAACTCTGCATGGGGGTTATTCTAAATATAATTTAGTAAAAATAATATATTATTAAATTATATATGTTATTTTATTTAGCACTAACAATTATGGTTTTATATACTATATTTTTCTTTTATGTAGATATTAGAAATTATTTAAATAAAGGAGGGAGTTTTGGAGAAGGAATGATTAATATGCAAGTACCTACAAATGTAAATGAACTTCAACAGAAAGGACCTGTAGAGTTGGAAAAATTATTAGATAAACGTCCAAATCTAAAACAAGCATATGAACTAGGAAAACCTGATTTTATGAAGGGTATAACAAGTGCCATGCCTCATTTATTATCTGCTTATACTAAATCAAAACCTGATTTGGACCAAGCACAACCACATTTAGAAAGTGCATATAGTAAAGCCAAGGGAGATATAACAAAAGCACAACCTCATTTAATGAGTGCTTACAATAAAGCCCAGCCTGACCTTAAAAACGCACTTGACAATTCTTTTAATGATTTTAATGAAGCATATCAAAAATCAAAACCTCATATAGGTGCTGAAATGGTAGAAGTAGGTTCTGGTATTTCACAAATGGGAAAACAAATGGGAGGGCAATATCAACAAGTATCTAATAATATGCCAGGAGTAAATAGTGATGTACCGGGAGCATCTGAAGATGTTATGGCACCTAATAAAAATAATCAAATACCTCAAGCATCACAGTCATCTGCTACTCCATCTGAAATGCAAAACTTTTCTGTCAATATGTTACCCAATGGCCTTATTTCAAAAACTGGAAAAGGTAGATGTGCAAATGGGTGTCTTGCTCCTCAATATGATAGTGATAGATGTTCTAATGAAATTTTTAAAGGTAAAGCATATCGCAATTGTCCATGGGTAAGTGATGGTAGTATAGATGATACTGCATGTAAAGATTGTGGTTCAATATTAATACCTAAAAATAAATATGGTTATGCCAGAACTAGACCCGGTTTATTTAATGAAAAATCATTAAGAGTTGCTTTAGAAGCATGTAAATTAGACAAAGCAAGTGATAATTTAGATTATATTCAAATAGGTAAAGATTTTATGGAAGATTTATCACGTATCAAACGATTTAGGGAACCTAGATTCAAAGAAAGTGAGTATAGAGAATTAGGAAGAATTGTTTATAAATATGATATGGACAAAATGAATGCATCTTTATATAAATCAGATTTAACTCGTGTTCTTAATGGATTATTAGATTCATCTATGATGATGCCTGTAAATGATAGAGATGCAAAATATAGAAGAAGAAGAAAATGTGGTCAATCTGATAAAACAAGTGCAAAGGTAGAACAATTAAAAAGTATGATGGGTGATTTAAAATATCAGGCATCTATTGACAGTTCTATTGGTGAAATGAAATCTGATAATCGTTTAGGAGGGTCTAAATCTGCATATAGTAAAAATTACAAACCAATGGACCCTAATAAATTCCCTCGTCCATATGATGCTATTTGGTCTGGATATTAATTTTATATTTAATTCGCTAATTAATTAAATATAAGATAACATGAATAAGTAAATGGAGCAATTTATTATTAGAAAATCTACAAGAAACATTAAATTGAAAAATAGTAAAAAAGAAACTAGTGCACCAAAACCTATGGAACTTGAAGAAGAAAGTTATGATAGTGAAAAAGAAATGAATAATGAAGATGAACCAATATATGTTTATACGGATGGTGCATGTAGTAATAATGGAAAAGCATCTGCTAGAGCAGGATTTGGAGTTTATTTTGGAAAAGATGACCTTAGAAATGTAAGTGAAGCATATAATGGTCCGCAAACAAATAATGTTGCAGAACTATTGGCAATTGTTAGAGCATTAACAATTCTAAGACAAGAAATAGAAGATGGTGAAAAAATTGTTATTTATTCTGATTCAACTTATTCTATTCGTTGTTGTACAGATTATGGAGAGAAAATGGAAAAAAAGAATTGGTTGAAAAAAAAAAGTGTAGAAATTCCAAATGCAAAAATTGTAAAGGTTGCATACAAATTTTGCAAAGGTAAAAAAAATATTGAATTTCGTCATATTGATGCTCATACAGGACTACAAGATAAACATAGTATAGGTAATGAAAATGCAGATAGATTAGCAAATTTGGCTATTGGTCAGACTCATTGTCCTTATCAAACAAAACAAAAAAAGATTTATTTAAATGTTCCTTATAGTGAAAAAGATGAAGCAAAGGGATGGGGTGCACGATGGGATGCTGGAAGAAAAAAATGGTTTATTGAAAATAATAATCGTTTTAAAACTCAAGCAATGGCACGATGGGCTGCTAATTGTTAGACTCTAACCACGCTGTATTTGTATCTTCATTAGAATCAAAGTCATATGCTAAATCTTCTCCTGTATCTGAATCTGCTTCTATATGTTCTTCATATATATACGGTGTAAGGTCCTCTTCACTTTCTATTTCTGATAATGTATAAACAGCATCTATATCACTTTCATTTCCTTTTTTTAATTTTCTATACCATACAAAAGTTGAACACATTGACGCTGCTGCAGACCATCCATCACTTACTTTATGATTATTTATAAAATCCGAATAAATTTGACTTCCTGCATTGTGACAAGCCCACATGTAACGGTTTAATTTATCTTCTGTTGGTTTACCAGGATTATATTCTCCATACTTTTCTATATAATAATAATTATTGAGTTTTTTATAAAAATTTTCATAATATTCATCAACACTTGGTATACCTCCAAACTTAATGCTTAGTTGCATTAATTCTTCTAGTTTGCTTTTGACTCTCCCCAAACATGATGTTCTTTTATCATTTTCTATTAAAAATCTCATATTACATGCTGATTCAGATATTTTTCCTGTTTTGATAAATCTTACAAGTTGATACCAGTCAATACTATTTATATGGAAATCTTTTAAAATAGTTGCAAACCCATCTACATAGTTTAATTTATAACAAAACATATCTGTGTCTTTAAAAACACCAAAAAGTTTTTTCATTATATCAGCGCCTTCTAATCTAGAATGGTTTTTAATCATATCAAGGTCTATCAATATAAATTCTGTTGAACCTCCCCAACTTTTTGCTTTAATATATCTTTCATTTTCTATTTTAGAAATAACATCATTAATTGCTTCGTCTAATTCTCTTTGTATAGACATTTTATTCTATATAATATAGTTAACTTTAGGTTAATTACATTATATCAATTTTATGTTAAAAACTTTTATCAAACGTTTTAACGAGCATTCATTAATCCCAGACGTCCTCCTTGAATAATTAAAACGTTATATCTTTCTTCAAAAATTCTTAAATCAAAGTTATATTCATTTAAAATAGCAGTAGATTTTCTAAATCCAATAGCATTACCACTCATATCGCAAATAAATTCTACATTAGTGCCATCTGGGGTAAAAGGTGTTTCAATAGTGTTAAATTCAAATGCAATATTTTTAAATTTATTTACATTCATAGCACCGCTAGGCTGATATTCTTTTCTGTTACTATCCAAACAAAAATTATAGAAGTAAAGCCCATCTTTAGCATTTCCAGTTGTTCTAGAATATTTTTCTATGAAATTGTAAACTCCACTATCTAATACTTTTTCTCTATAAATACCATCCATAGAAATGGCTAGATCAACTAAAATATCTTTTAAATTCATAGGGTAAGTACTAATTATATTTCCATCATTGTCTTTTTGTGCGATATTCCCTGTTATAAACATATTTGCGGGATTAGGTATAGAATCATTATCATTTGTGTTAGTTGATTGGATTAAAGTTAATGGTAGAGGTTTTATATTATTATAAGGCCAGTTAGTGTAATTAGACCATTCATTTCTTAAATAAGCATCACTTCTTCTAAAACGCCACATGTAATTTTTAATCATATCTTTACTTTCTATTTCTACAATTCTACTGCCTGAAGTATCTAAAAAATTATATGTATATAATTGTGTAATTAACATATTATGTTGTTCTTTTGCCATTATACGTCTTTCATCTTGCCCTAAAAATATATATGTTCCCATAATATGAATATCTGATTTCCAATCTAAAATATTTTTATTATATAAACTTGTAGAACATTTTCTATCATATGGTGCTTGTAAAAATCTCCATAATTGATGGTCTAAAATGTTTTTATTAGGCCTAATTCTATATGATAATCCATCAGGGTTTGGTGCTTCATTAACATTATTTATAGTGTATAAATCCATTACTGGTTTTAATTCAACTCTAATAGTAATTTCTTGATATTGTAGTGCTACTAACGGTATAGACATTTTACTTGTATGACAAAAAAATGCTTCTATAGGTATGTAAAGTTTACTTCCTCTAATAGATGGTTCTATATCAACACCTGATTCTGTAAACTGGCAATTTGGATATGTATTTACATTACCATTTGAATTACCCGGGTCATTTAGTTCTTTTATATTTCCTGTCATTTTATTCCATAAGTTTTTTTTTGAATCATTATAATCTCTTTCTTTTATACAACTTAAATATTCCCCACTATATCTAGCCAGAGATGTTCCACTACTAAAAATTTCTATTTCTTCAATAAAATTTGAACCGAGTTCTTCAATCCAACGAAACTGATACGGTGCAAAGTAATGACCATTTTTTTGTTCAACATTTTCTTCTGCTATAAAATTGTAAAGAGGGCTATAAATGTTCGGTAAATTTATAACTAAATAACTATCATGTAATAATTCTGCATATCTAGGTATTTTAAATTCTAAAACAGTATTTGTTTTTTCATTTAGAATTTTTTTTCCTTCAAAATCAATTCTAAAACGCTGCATACCAAAATTTGTATATTTTTTATAAACTGCTTTAAAGAATGTTTTTTTAGGATTGCCGTTAAATAATAGATTTTCATTGCCATATGCAACCAAATTCATTAATCCACCAGTCATCTAAATTAATAGTATATTTTTATTTTTAATTTAAAATAAGTTATAATAATAATTTATTTTTTAATATATATATATGGTTGAAATTTCTAATTTAATGGAAAATGCAAAATCAAATATGATGAATATGATGAAATATAAAAAATATTATCTTGCTATATTTTTATTTTTAGTAATTGCATTAATTGTATTTGCTTTAGCATTACATGTAAATTCAACAATAGGTAAAATAGATGAAAATAATACTGCTATGATAAAAGGATATGAAGACTTAGGTGGTACTGAATTAGGAAGTATAAGTCTAGGTAATGCAAATCATAAACACTTATTAAGAGATTACTATGTAATGAGTAGTCATAATACATGCTGTGGTGGTAATTTTACAAAAGATTTTGTAGATATTATACCATTAAAAGAAACAATTAGACAGGGTGCTAGATTATTAGATTTTGAAATTTATTCTTTAGATGGTGAACCCGTTGTAGCAGCAGGAGAAGGTGCTAATGCATCTGGTAAGTATTTATTAAAGGGTACATATAATAGTATTCCATTTTCGCAGGTTATGAATCAAGTAAAAATGTTAGCATTTTCCGGTTCGATTTCTCCTAATTCTAACGATCCATTATTTTTAAGTTTTAGAATAAAAACACATAATAGAAATATTTTTAGAAATATGGCTACAGTTATGAATAGAATATTTTCAGGAATGTTTTTATCTCAAAAATATGGTTATGATGGAAAATTCAATAAATCAGGAAAAGATATTATTGCGAATATTCCTTTATTAGAATTAAAAAAAAAAGTTATTGTTATAATTGAAGATCCTGAAAATAACTATAGAGGAACCCCGTTTGAAGCATTAATTAATATGTCAGGTAAAGCAAAAGATGGTTCTGGTATGCCTTTTGTAAATATATATAACAGTATAGATGTTACACAAGTTTATGACAGAAAATCAATGATAAATGAAAATAAAAAATTTATTGGTATAACAAAACCGGATTTTACTAAAGTAAAAAGAAATCCTCCTGCGGCAATTCATCATCAATTAGGAAATCAAATGGTAATGATGAATTTTAGTGAATTAGATGCAAATATGTTGCAATATATTAAATTTTTTTCAGATAAAGGAACAGCATTTAGATTAAAACCAGACCATTTAAGATATTTCGAGAAAAAGATTGCAAAACCAAAACCTCAAGACAAAAAGGTTGGTTATGGTCCAAGAAAGATGAGTATGTTAGGAGGAGTTTACAGTCCAAATATATAATTTATTTAATAATTTTAATATAAATAATTAAATAATAAGATATTAAATTAATATTTAATATAAATTTTTTTTAAGACTATATATTAGTATATGTCTTGTCAAAAAAATATGTCATATGAAGAATGTGAATTAGCAATATTAAGAGGTGCGGTAGATAAAATAGATAAAAAAATAGGCACGAGTAAATTAAATAATCCAGAAATAAAAAAAATAATTAATATAATTGAAAATTTTTTACGCATGAATAAGCAAATTTGTTATGGAGGTACTGCAATTAACAATATTTTACCTTTAGAAGACCAGTTTTATGATAAATCATTTGAACTACCAGATTATGATTTCTTTTCAATGACTCCTTTAGAAGATGCAAAAAAATTAGCAGATTTATATTATAAAGAAGGCTTTAACGAAGTTGAAGCAAAAGCGGGATTTCATGCAGGTACTTTTAAAGTATTTGTTAATTTTACTCCTGTTGCTGATATAACTTATTTAGCACCCCCTATTTTTAAAAAAATAGCAAAACACACTATCAGAGTAGCAGGAATAAAATATAGTCCTCCAAATTTTTTGCGTATGTTAATGTATTTAGAATTAAGTAGGCCTAATGGAGATGTTAGTAGATGGGAAAAAGTTTTAAAAAGATTAACTTTATTAAATAAACATTATCCTTTAAGAGGAAAAAATTGTAATGAAGAAGATATTCAACGTTTATTTCAATATGGTTCAAAAGATGTTATTGAAAAAAAAAGAAAAACAAAAAAAAACCAACAGAAAAATAAAAAAACAAAAAAAAACAAAAAAAAACAAAAAGGTGGTAAATTAGAGCATGAACAATATGAAGAAGAAGATGAATTTTTAAATAATTTACAAGATAAATTATTTGTTATAGTAAGAAATACTTTAATTGCGCAGGGGTGCGTTTTTTTCGGTGCTATGGCTAATAGATTGTATTTACAGGACTTAAAACAATTCAAAGGGAAAAAAATATCAAAAATACCTGATTTTGATGTACTTTCAACAGATCCTGAAACAACAACTAGAATATTAAAAGAACGTTTAGTTGACGCAGGACTAAAAAATATAAACATAAAAAAATACAAACAAATTGGAGAAACTATTCCTGTTCATTATCAGGTTAGTATTGGACCAGAAACTTTTTGTTTTATTTACGAACCAATTGCATGTCATAGTTATAACACAGTAACTATTGATAATAGAAAAATAAGAATAGCAACATTAGATACTATGCTTAGTTTATATTTAGCATTTATATATACAAATAAACCTTATTATAATGTTAATAGAATTCTTTGTATGAGTCAATATTTATTTAAAGTTCAGCAAAAAAATAGATTAAAACAAAAAGGTTTACTAAAAAGATTTAGTATTGATTGTTATGGTGACCAAGATACAAAAGAAAAAATGAGAGCAGAAAAGTTAAAAAAATATAAAGAATTAAAAAATAAAAGAGGAACTAAAGAATATGATTGGTGGTTTTTAAGATATATTCCTTCTCAAGCAAAATTAGATAAAAAACATAAAAAAAAATTAAAAAAATTGGTTTATAAAACAAAAAAATTACATAAAAAAAATAAAAAATTTGAAAGAAAAATTCATAAAACGCGAAAGAAAAAAAGAAGAAAAAACAAAAAAAGAAAAAGTCTATGGGGGTTCTAATTATTTTCTAATTTAATACCAACATAAATTTGATTGTTAGGACATTCAATAACAACAACATTTGGTGGATTTATTTCTATTTCATTTATTGTTATTTCTCTACTATCTGTAATTGCATCTTCTACAGTAGGAATATTTGTATCTATTATTCTAGGAAGTCTGCAAAAACACATATAAAGGATTAAAATTACATTACTCATTAATATTAATAAAATTGCAAACATACCCCACCAAAAATTTGACATAAATTATAAAATACTTATTTCTTTATTAAGATTTATTAAATAAATAAGTTATAAATATAAAAAAATTGTATTATTATTTGTTATAATGACAACAATTAATATTTCTGATAAACAAATTAAGGTATATACAAACAAAAATGGATTTATCTTTAGAAAAGCATCAGAACTTGCTTACAAAGAAATACCTGATGGACAATATGGTATAATTTACGATGATTTTAATCCTGATATGAAAAAAGTGAACGAATGGAAAAACTATAATAACAAAATGAGAATATTTCATGTTGCAACTAGGGGAAAGACTTTATCTATGGATTCAAAAATAGCATTTCATAATAAAATGAACAAATCTAGTTTTACACCAGAAGGTTATTTAACAATAAATAAAATTAAAGATAAAGATGCATTTTATTTTGTAAAAAAAGATGGTAGTACAGGTGGAAAAGGTGTTAAAATTTATTCATATAATCAATTAAAAAATGTAAATACATCAAATTGTGTTATACAAAAAAATATAATAAATCCAGATTTACACTTAAATAAAAGATACAAGATACGACAACTAGTTTTTTTACATAACAAAAGTTGTTATATTCATAGAGAAAGTTGGGCAAGTTTAAGCGATGTTGATTACAATTCTACATCATCATCTATTCATGATAAACATATTATTTTTCAAAAAAAAAATACAAAATTTATTTTGTCTAGTACTTTATCTGATTTTAATAAAATTTATAAAAATATTTTAAATTCTACAATAGAATTTACTAAGTATTATCATGATGAAATTCAAAAAATAGGAAGAAATGAATTTGTCATATTAGGTTTTGATTTAATTGTAGATACAAATAAAAATGTGCAAATTATTGAAATTAATCATAGGTCCAATTATGCACATCCCAAAAATGTTAGTGATATATGCGATGTTTCAGGAATTAAAGATTTATTTCTTTTATTAACAACACAATCAATCAATAATACTAAATTAATAAAATTATAATATAAAAAATTCACGTATAAAAGTGCTTTAATATTCAATATATATATATATACATATATGGAATATTTACCTCATGCTAATAATAGACAAAAAGAATATAATAAAATATTACAAAAGTTAACAATAGATAATAATAAAAAAATATTTAATAAACAAGGTAAATTAATAATATGTTTAATAGAATTTAGATTATTAAAAGAAATAGAACATGTTATGGCTTCTATATTAAAGTCATATCAACCTTCAGAAATTGGAATAGCAATTATGTATGGAAATAAAAATAAATCATATATTGAAGACAAATTTAAATTTTGGAAAAATATATTATTAATACGCAAAAATATTGATAATGTAAATAGAGGTCTTTACAGTGCTTTATTAAAACAACCAGAATTTTATGAAAATTTTTTAAATTGGAGTCATGTATTAATATATCAAACAGATGCACTAATTTTCAGAAAAATAGATGATATTTATTTTAATTATGATTATATTGGAGCACCATGGAAAGATAATAATCAATGGTGTAAATACAACGCTGGTAATGGAGGTTTTTCATTAAGAAATGTTAAATCTTGTATAAGAGTTTGTGAACCAAATAGAAAAAAGAAATACACTGAAATACATAAAGGAAATGAAGATGGGTTTTTTTGTTCGCAAGATACATTTAAATACCCAAATGTAAATACAATTATTCATAAGATGTTTTCAATTGAAAGAGTTAAATCAGAAACACCTATAGGTTGTCACCAAGTTTATATTTGTAGTGATATGAATGATAATGAATGGAAACAGTTTATAGAATATATGAATTTAACTTTATTAAAAAATAAAAAACCTGATATTAATATTAACTTATTATTAAATAAAGAAAAAAAGGAAATAATAAATAAACCAAAAAAAGAAAAAATGCTTAAAAATCAAAATAAAAATGTTAACGGTATTTTAATTAAAGAATTTTTAAGTAAAACTCAAAAATTTGGAACATTTCATCTTACTTTTACTCATAAAGCAAAAAACAGATGGACAATAAATTGTGATAATAATTACGAAATATTATTATGTTCTAACAGCAATCCTGAATCTGTTATAAAAAGTTATAAAAGGAATAGTATTATTGAAGCATGTATTCATAAAAAAAGTTCAGGATGTTATTATCTTAGAAAAGATGATTTTATTTATATTATATTTTATCCTGGATTTCCAAATGGAGGACAAAGTTGGGCAGATATTAATGCTGATGGTCATTTTAATCATTGTAAAGATTTACCAAAAAATGGTGCAATTATATTAAAATCGCATTATGATAAAAAAAATGAAATCATAGTTAATAATAAAGATTATAATATTAGCCATATTCATCATAATATATTAGCGTTTGATTTATTTACTGGTGTTGGATTTTATAATCAATTATTTTCATTAGAACAAGCAGTTTATATGGCTAATGTATCAAAAAGATATTTAATTATAAATATAAAAAATGATTTGGTTGCGTGTGGAAAACCAGATAAAAACTATGGTATATTATTTGATTATTTAAATGAACATTTTAAAACTTTTTTATTAGGATTTGAAATAAGAAATGATTACAATTATGTTGATCCTCCAGAGTGTTTATTAAATATATCATATAAAATGTCTAATAGTGTTTTTGTTGATAAAGAATTAGATATAATAAAAAATAAAAATTTTATAAATGGTTTTTTGCATCATAGAAAAAAATTAACAGATTATCATTATAGTGATTTGTTTGATACTTCTAAAAAATTGGTTTATTATAACAAATCAAATGCATCTAGGATTTTTTATAATTTTTTTACTACAAATGAAAACTATAATATAATGAGTAAAATAGCATTATCGTTGTCTGAATATAGCGATTTTTTAACTAATATAGTAAAAAAAATTAATGAAACTATAGATAATAATTTCTATGGTGTACATTTAAGAATGGGCGATTGGCATAAATCAATTAATCAAAACGATAATCAAATAATAATAAATAATTTAAAAAATTGGATGAAAAAAAACAACAAAAATAATTTTCCTATTTATATTATGACTGATAAAAAAGACAACCCTTTATTTAAAAATTTTCCATATAAATTAGTATTCACAGATGATTTAATTACACAAGATATCAAAAATTTATTAAAAACCAAATATAAAAATATAATAATTGCAGAATTTTTATTGCAAAAAAAAATATTAGAAAATAGTTTGATATTTTTTGGTACACAAGGAAGTACGGTTAGTGTTCATATAAACTATAAAATGTACATTAATAACAAACCTTATGACCATATAATAAACTCAAAAAATAAATCATTTGATAAAATAAATTTAAAATATAAAGATGTTAATCATTTAAAATATTATTGGAAAAAAAAAAATTTTTTAGGAGGACATCCTATTTCATGGGTATATTTCTCTCCAGAAAATATTAATAAAAATGTAGTTTTAAACAAAAAATTAGTTACAAATAAAGAAATACCACACCATAATACAAAAATAGAAAATAATAAATCAAATATAAAAGATTCATATGTAAAAAACTCAAATCCATACATATCTGTTGATGTTTGGGTTTCTATGGCAGATTTAGTTATTGAAAGTAAATATAAAAATGGTGTACATAATTATAGTTATTCAAATGAAATAAATTTATTATTTAAAATTAAAAAAAATCCTGTTATCTTAGTAAAAACAGATTTATTACCAGATTACATCAATATATTATTATCTATTTCAAATCCGTTTATTTTAATAACAACATCAAACGATGACCATTGTCCCCCATATTTAAAATATCCTTTAAATGAATCTGAATGTCTAAATTTAAAAGTTAATACAAACAAACTTTTAGATTCAAATAATTTGATAAAATGGTATGCAAAAAACCCTTGTATTATTCATCCAAAGTTGAAAGCGTATCCTATTGGACCTAAATGGCAATGGAAGACAACAAAATTCTTTGGAGAGAATAAATTAGAACATATGAAAATTTATGACTTATTTGGAAAAAATGCAAAATCAAGTTTTAAAAATAAAAATTTAAAAAAAAACCTTTTATATTTGAATTTTAATCAAACTACAAATAATCCTTTATTTTCTTTACATAAAAACTCTAGATATGGTGCAAAATCTCAATTAATAAAGAATGGTTTTATGTGGAATGAAAATAAACCATTCAAAGAATATATAGAACTTTTATCAACTTATAAGTTTGCATTGGCTCCTCCTGGGAGGGGTATAGATACACATAGATGTTGGGAAGCATTAATGGTTGGTACAATACCAATAGTTTTATCTAGTCCTATAAATAATTTATACAAAAATTTACCTGTTATTATAGTTCAATCATGGAGCGTTATAACAAAAGAATTTTTAGAACAAAAATATGTTGAAATACATGAATCAACATATGATTTTAAAAAAATATATACCGAATATTGGATAAATAAAATAAAACGCTGATTTAAAAATCTTCATCCGTTAACATTTTAACATTTGGCAAATGATTAAATGCACAAAAATATTCAGGATGCCAATTTCTTCCCGCATATTCATAAACATAAATATTAGAATAAAACGAAAAAATTCCAATAATAAATCCATAACTTCCCGCTGACAAAATTACATTTTTACATGTACTTCCAAATAATATCGTATCCACATGATTTTCTTCATACTTTACTACATTAAATTCATTATCATTACACCAATTAAAAAGTTGTGAATAAAGTTCGTGATTTTTATTATCAGTTGTAATAAAAATATTATCTATACTATTATCTTTTTTTATAAGCATAATAGATTTTTTATAATAATTTAAAATAGGCCATCTAGGAACATTACCATGTTTAAAACAATCACCTAATCTCATATGAATAAAAACATCATTATTATTATTATATCTATCTTTATATTTATTATTACTTATGATATCTTTTGGTAAAGAATTATTTTTATCATAAAAATAGTCTATAATGCATTTTATTACGTCAGGTTGTTGGCAATAAGCCCACCAGTGAATCCAAATATTTTCATTTAATTCTGTTTTATCATTTAATAATGGATAAACATCTGGGTCATTTATACATTTACCTCTTTGATTATTGTCACCTTCTATATTATTTGTTTCTATTTCACAATATTTTTCAAAAATAATACCTAGATTATTTATATCTTCTTTATAAAGATAATTTGCTATATTTATTTTTAATTTGAATTTTTGAGAAATTAAAAAACAAACTAAATAAACTATTATTTGATTGCCCATTCGTCCTTCACGTCTGCATGTTAATGAAATCATATATAATAAATAAATATTTAATATTATATATATTTAAAAATTATTAATAATTTTAAATATATATGAGTATTTGCGTAGTATTTGTGTGTAATAAAGCATATATAAACAAATTTGAATATACTTTAAATAAACTAAGAACCAAAGGTAAATATGATAAAGATATTACTCTTGTAGTAGGCGATGATTATAAAAATAATATAGATGAATTAAAAGAAAAATATAATATTGATGTTGTTTATTTTCCAGAAATAACTTTTTCTGATGAATGGTTAAATACATTTAAAAAATTAAAAAGACGTTGGGGAAGTAAAATATTTCAATATCATAAACTAAACATTTTTACAGAATATTTTAAAAAATGGGATTATATTTTTTATTTAGATTGTGGTATACATATATGTGAAGATATTTCACCTATTTTAAAATTATGTAAAAAAAATAAATTATTGGCTCATAGTGATGCTTATCCAAAATATGAAAGAAAATTATCTTGTCAATTTTATTCTAATATAAAAGATATTTATGCACAATTAAATAAAGAATATGATTTAACATGTGATTACTTTCAAACAACTATAATGTTATTTTCTACAGAAATTATAACAAATGATTTATTTGATAAATTACTTTATTTAAGTAAAAAGTATCCTATATCGTTATTAAATGATCAAAGTATTATTGCACTTTATTTTACAAATATAGAAAAAAAATGGGAACAAATAGAATTACAAAATAATGAAATATGTTATTATGACTATATGAGACGTTCTGCAAAACCATATATTATGCATAAATTTTGTACACCAGGGCCTCATCCTTGGTATGAGGCTTGTAAAACTTAATAAAAATCAGGTTTATTATATCGACGACTCCAATATAATCCCCGTTTTATTATCTTATTTTTTTCAGTTTGATTATAATAAGATAAAAACAAAGAACTAAAATCATATTCAATATCTAACATTTCATTATATTTTTCATTTAAATAATCATCGTTAATTTCACTATAATCTGTAGTATAAATAACAGGTAAATTTGTTAGTTTTGTTTTCATTTTTTCATTATCTTCTATAATAGGTATTGTTTTGCAATATAATGATTCCCAATGACGATGACAATCTATACCATTTCCTTCTGGAGATGGACAAAATTTAGACTTTAACAATGATTCAATATACTGCTTAGACGGTACCAGTGGAAATTGATATCCTTTTTCTTTTAATGTATTAACAATAGTTTCTCTATTTATTTTTCCTCTTTTTTTCTCTCCAGAAGTTCTGTTTTTATCACTGTTTACCCTTAAAGCAAAATACATTAAATTTTTATTTAATTCACTAGGTTCTATTAAATTAATTTGTTTTAAAACATCTTTAGTAATACTAAGAGAGACACCTATAGGTTCTTTTATAAATCCATCATCTTTTAATTTTAATTCTTTTTTATCATCAGGATGTATTGATGAATTATATAATATTTCATCAATAGGTATTTTATAAGAAAGCCAATTTCTTAAAGTCATTTTTAAATTACTCATTTAAATAAATAATATATTAAATTATTATATGGAAAACATAAAATTAATTACTTTAACAAATTTTGGATATAAACATTTTACAGAAAATGCTTTAAAATCCTTAAGTTTACTAAATTTTGATATGTCAAAAATAATTATTTATACCTTAGATAATAAAGCATATGAATATTTTTCTGAAAAATATAAAAATATAACATGTAAACAACTTGATGATATCGATTTACCTGAGTTAGCAAAATATCAAGATTCAAATTGGAATAAATTAACTATTCAAAAAATTAAGATTGTTTATGAAGAATTAAAACACAACAAATATTTATTATTATTTGATGGAGATATAGTTTTTGAAAATAAAGATTTTTTAGAATTTTGTTATAATCAATTAATTAACGAAGAACTTGAAATTATTTGTCAACATGAATGGAATGATAATAATGGTAACGACTTTTGTACAGGATTTTATTTATTAAAATCAACCGAAAACACAATGAATTGTTTTAATGTTGATTTATTGAATGTAAACGAAAATGACCAACATTTTTTAAATAGAAAAAAACATATGTTAAAACATAAATTATTACCGATAGATAAATTTCCTAATGGAAAATATTATTACGAACAAAACCCTGAAGAACCATATATAATTCATTTTAATTTTGTTATATCACATAATAAAGAAAATAAGATGAAACAATATAATAAATGGTATATCTAATTAAATAATATTAATTATATATTATTAATATTATATGAAGACATTAACAATAACAAAACATTTTGGTAGATTAGGTAATAATATGACTTATATTATACAAGCCATAGATTATTGCTTAAAACATGATATAAATAAATTAATTTTCAATAAACCATGTCCAGGTCAAAACCATCAAATAGGACTATTAATAGAAGGATTTGAAATTATTATTAAAGAAAATAATACCAACGAAATATGTAATGAAGACCATTGGGGACATTACTTTTATGGTTCATATGTACCATTTGTTGAACGGAGAGAAATAATACAAAAGTTTATTGTACCCAATTTAATAATAAAACCAAAAAAAATAAATCATGATGATTTAGTTATTCATTTAAGAGGAGGAGATATTTTTTATAGAGGTCATTATGCTTATATTCAACCACCTATTTCTTTTTATAAAAAAATTATAGAAAAACAAAAATGGAATAATATATATTTGGTAAGTGAAGATGATAGAAATCCATGTTTTAATATCTTAAAAGAAACTTATAATTGTATAAGTTGTTTAGATAATGAAAATAGACACGGTGGTAATTATTGGGGGTTTAGAGAAGATATATCTTTAATGTTAGGTTCTACTCATTTTGTTGCTAGTAAATCATCACTAAGTCCTTTAATTGTTCAGTTGAGTAATACAATTAAAAATGTTTATTTATGTGATTTTTTTATAGATGAACCTAAAAAACGCAAGCAAGATTCTAGTGATCACTTTGAAAAAGATGAAAATCAAAAATGGTGGAGTAATGATTTTAAAAATAAAAAAACAGATTTTATAGATAGTAATATTAATTTTTTTGTTTATGATTATAGTGATTATATTATTAAATTCAATAAAGATAATTTTGATTTATCAAAGCCAAAAAATAAACAAATAATGGTTGAAAATTAGTTTGTGATATTCTTAATAACAAAATATATAGTATTAATATTAATAATATATATTTACTTTAAACTTTTGCATTTTTTAACACCAAAAATAAATTTTATTATGTTAAAACGTTTACCATATTCTTGTTTTTTTTCAAAATAGTAATATAAAAATCCTAATACAATAACTGCTATACTTAAGAAATATAATACTTCTTCAGTATGTTTTAATGTTTTACCTAATGCAGAATTACTATTATTTGTTTTTTCTAAATATGTGCTGTAATTAGATATAAAATATAAAGAAACTAGTAAAAGCAATACAACAACTGTAGGAACTATATCTAAATGAGTAAATAAATGGAATAAAATCCAAACTATTATGGCTCGTTTTAAATTTACAAATGGACTAACAATTTCATCTCCTTGTGTAAAGTTAATAGTAAAATAAATCATAAATAAAATTAAAATATGTTTTATAATCATATTATCTAAATAAAGTTGTGTTTTACATCCTAATGTTTCTGCTAAAAAATTTCCAGCAATTGAAATAAAAAGTAAAAAAGTGGCTTTTAAAATAGTTGTAGAGGTTTCATGAGAGAATTTTAAACTATTTTTAAACTCATCAAGTATTTTTAACATATATATATTATCATATAATTCTTTTTTGAAAATACATAGTATAAATTATAAATTACAATTTATACTATTTTAATTAATATATAACCCTATTGTGAGATTACTAATTCATATTGTTGTAATTAAACAACCAAAGGATAAGAAGGTTTTGTTGCAATGCCACAACTATTATTTCGATTTCTAGACATCAAAATATAACCATCTAATCCCCAATCATCTCCCCAACTATTTTTAACAATCCAATAATCGGTACCATTTTGTGTTGTATTATATCCTACTACTAATACACCATGGTCCAGCATTGTTTGTGAACATTCTGGTTCATAATAAACACCAGATTTGTAAAATTGGAAACTAGGATTGGATGCATCAATGGCAACTGAAACTGGTCCAGTTGTAGCAACTGCCTTTTTAAGACCATTTTCTCCACCTGTTACATCTTTAAAACTAGTAAATCTGGCAACTACACCAGACTTATTATATTTACAAGGTTCATTTTGCGGTACATATGGATAATCTTGTTCTTGTTCCATACCTGTTTCAATTGCGTATTTAAATGCTCCATCCATCCAACCACCAAAACATCCCTCATCTGTACCATTAACATCACAATCAACAATTTGTGACTCACTTAAACTTTTAAGTTGACCTGTTGTCTTAGCATGCTGACCTTCCATAGAACCTACTGCTGAAAATGCCCAACAACTTCCACATTGCTGTTGATTTTTTACATGTGTTACCAATCCATGATTTCTCCAATCTACACTATCTGGTAGTGAATTATCTAGTTCTTCATTTTCTGGAATTTGTAAACATGTATTAGTCATATGCATATTAGCATTCCATCTGTTTTTCCAAAGATGTTTACTCATGTCTGCAAATTTATTTAATTCTAATATATGCTCAGTATTTTCTTGTTGATTATGAAAATTAATTATATCTTTATTTTCTCTCCACGTATTAAATTTATAATCTAAATTATAAACATTATCATAACTTTTATTATGATAGATTCTCCAATCTGTAAATTCTTTTAAGTCATCATAACTACTAGAATTATCAGTCATATAACATACATGACTAGAAAGCAAAAAAGGGAAGCAAAAAGTATATAATACACTCATATAAACAAAAATACTATTATTATCTTTATATTTATTTAATAAAGATAATAAAAATGTTATATTGTATTATGCTCTTAATTTTATTTGCAAAAATTAAAATGTTACCATAACACATATGACTTGTTTTTGGGACGCAATAGTTCGAAGTTTAAATAAACAAGATTTTTTGTTGTTAGGAGAGAAAAATTTTAATTTAAATAAAATCTCTTTAATAAATTTTTTAAAAAAAAATAATAAAAAGCCTCAAGATGTTTTGTGGCAAAATCAATCATTAAAAAAAAAAGAATTAGATGAACATGTGGAAGCAGTAAAGTGTTACAATATAACTGGTATAAGACGTGGTCATTTAACATCAACATGCGATTCATTTTTACTTTTAATTTGTCAATTATTTCGTGTAAATATAAATCATAAATATCTTAGAAATACTATTCAATATAAAACCAAACACAGACCAAGAAAAGTATTAAATTTTCGTTCAAACAGAGGACATTTTCAACGAGGTTAATTATCTTTTTCTCTTAGTTTTTCTTTTTCTCTTAGTTTTTCTTTTTCTCTTAGTTCTTTTTTTTCTCTTAGTTCTTTTTTTTCTCTTAGTTTTTCTTCTGCGAGTTTTTCTTCTGCGAGTTTTTCTTTTCCCTCCTTGTTTACCCAATCTACTCATAGCCATTTTATCATCATCTCGTACAAGTTTTCCTTCTTCTTTATATCTTCTGGCTCTAGCGACGTGTGCAGCATCGCTCCATAATTTTCCTTCTGCTATATTTTTTTTTCGCATTACAGGATCTTCAACCATCATCATTTCTGCAATTTCAGGACTGTAAGATGGTTTTCTATCTTCATCTGAACCCATTGTTGCTTCTAAGACTTCACTTTCAGCCCATTCATTATACGGAAGGTCTGATATTGACGGTTGTCTAATAAGCATTGGAGGTACATCACGTGGTGATATTATTTGTTGAGATTCACCCCAACCATTAGAACGGGCTTCTTGCATAAGTTTCCATAAATCAGGATCTGCTCCGGGAGGTGGACCTTCCTTAGATTCTATAGGATTAGGTCTGTCTAATTTAATTTCTCCTTTAGTGTTAACAAGAGGCTTGGCGCGTGCCCCCATACTTTCAGCATCAGAGTCAAAATATTCAGACTCTGTAGAAGATTGTCTTAATGGATGCGCAGTCAAATATTCATTAAATGATTCTTCGGTTAATATATTTTCTTTATAAACACTCATAAAAGCGTTATTTACTATACTTGCATTATCTGCAAATTGTTCCCAAGTTCTTATATTTTTGATATTAACTATAAATTCATATACTCTATCTCTTGTATTTTCTAATGTAATCTTAGAAAATTTTATAATACTGAAAGAAAATGTGTTTATTAATGCTTTTAAGATTGTATTATTTGCCTTAGATCTAAATATTGTTATTGCTTCTCTTAAATCTTTCTTTTTAATTGTTGACATATATATAATTATTAAGATTATATATATTTCATTAGATATCAGAAAGGGTTTTTGTTAATTTACTTAAACCATATACTGAAACACCAAACATTAATGTTTTTAACATATATCCTGAAATATTGTAATTTCCATCTCTAGTAAAAAGGCTTGGTGCATATTTTATAATGTTTTTTTGAAAGTAAGGTAATTGAAAAATAAAAAATAATACACTTGTTAAAAGAGGCGTTTGAATTTCTTCGTATAAATTATCTAATCTATCAACTTGCTGTTTTTTTTCATAATTTTCTTTAAGCATTTTTTCCATGGTTGTTGATTCTTCTTCTATATAATTATTGTTTTCACTTTGCGGTACAAAATTTGGTTTTACTTGTTCATCTTGTACAATTTTTTGATTATTAATAGGTATATCTCTCGATGGTAAACTAGTTCCTCCCTGAGCCTGTTGCAGTCCTTGAACTATTTGATGAATAGATTCTTGACTTAATTCAGTTAGTGAATTTTTTTGAATTGTATTATTTACATTTTGTTCAACTTTATCACTAACTTTCATTACAACATTATTTTTTTGTGAAACTTCATTTGGTAATGCGGAAATTTCCGATGCCATTATATAAATTAGATTAGATAAGGTATATAATCTAATTTACGCAAATTCAACTAATTTTTTTGATGGATCACATTGTTCTATATTTTCTTGAAATTTATAACACTTATTATTAAATTTAAATATTTGTTCTTTTATTTTATTTAATTGAGGAGCTCTAAATATTATACAATTTCTTTCATTGCATACTTTTCTAAATAATGTTGCAATACCAAGACCTAATAATATTGAAATGATATATCTACCAATATCTGTATACATTAATCTTCTGAAATTCATATATACTATATAAACATAATTTATTGTATATTGTAAGATCGTATTTTTTTTTCATCATCTGGACACTTTACTTCTAAAGAAGAAAAGTGAAAACAATTATCTGCTTTATCTTTATAGGTTATTTTATCTTCATTATCAGGATTAGGATAAACATAAATTATTTGAGATGGGGGCTGTGATATATATACTACAAAAATACCTATTGCTAAACTCAATATAAATATTGGAACACTTATAAATTTCATCTATATAATCTTACATTATTTTATTTATTATTTTTAATAACCTTGAATTTGTTATATGTCATTTTATTTTCAATACTTGTATTACTTTTATGAATAATATATTTAGGCATTAACTTTAAACTTCCCTTATTACCTTTATTATTTTCTTTTTTTTCAATATAAATTTCATCATATTTATGTTGTCTTATTTCATCTTGTAAAGGTAAAATAGTATTTTTGTACATATCAATTAAATCAGACAATATAGCATTATTATTAGTTTTTGTGTATTCAACTATGAATTTTTTTATTTCACTAACTAAATTATTTAATGTTTTTTCTTTTTCTTTTATAAATTCATCTTTCAAAATAAATGTATTTTCTTTCTCTTCTCCTTTATTTTCTATCTCTAATATTTTATTTTTTTTATCATAAAGTTCTTGATAAGTATTTTTTTCACTAATAGTCTCGTCTAATATAGATTTTAATCTGGTGAATTGATTTAATACCACATCTTCAGATAATGTACCAAATAACAGATCTAATTTATAAACTAAAATATCTTGTTTTAAAGAATTTATTGTATTTACATTTTTTTTAATCATTTCAGGTAAATTAATATTATCAGATTTTCTAAGTTCAATATGTAAGTTGCATTTTTTATCTGCATTACAAATACATTTTAACGTTTTTTTTGCGATTTCAAATAAAGTTCCTCCAGGTTTTTTACAATTTATACATCTCCTTTTTTGATCAAATTTATTTAATCCTTCTTTTATTAATTGTATATTTCCAGGGTGCTTTTTTTTAAGGGTTTTTATAGTTTTAACTCTTTTTGAATCATATTTATCTTTTAATTCAAAAAAAGTATTATATGTGTCTAAATATTGCTGATAACTCATTTATATTTACGTTTTATAAAAATTTTTATGTAACACTTCAAAGGAACTTTCAAATTTAGGAAGATTTGTTATTTGTTGATTTGTTAATTTTGCTTTTTCTGTTTGCATTTGTTTTACTTTAGTTACAAAATAATCACGTTTCATTTTTTTTATTTTTTCTTTATCTTTTTCTGTAGGACGTGTTTTATATTTATAAAACAAATAGCATGATAATATTATTATAAAAAAAAAGAAAAAACTAATATTAGTTAGGTAATAATTATATTCTTTTTTTTGTTTATTACAATTTTTAAGAGTTTCTCCTAAAAAATATTTAACTCCGGGTTCTGTCAATATAGGTGTTTTTTCATAATTCATATAATAAATAAAACTAAAATCTTAAAAAAATTTATACACATTATCTATATGGTATCTGTCGCTTCAGCAATATTATTTTTTTCAATAGCAACGATTGCTTATTTCATTATAAGTTATTTACTTGCAGATAGATTTAATGCTAGAAATCAAGGAATTGCAACAGCTTGTACAGTTGTTTATTTAGCAATAATTGTTAGTATACAAACATATATAAATGTTGTTAATGCTAAAGAAAAATGTGGTGGTACTCCTCAAACACTTACAGCAATGTACTATACATTCATTCCTTATCTTTTAATTTTTGGTACATTTATGGTTGTACTTATGTTTTTTCCAGGATTTAAAGCGCCATTTTCAAATACATTAGGTTATGGAATTGTATCATTACCTTTTATGAATATTAAACCTACATTTATGAATATACTTAAAACAGATAGTAACAATAAATTACTAAAAACTGTTTATGAAGATCCTTCATTAATGATAAATGAAATGACTCCAACAAATTTTTTCACATTTCTTCAAAAAATGGGAGATGCAGAGAATTCTATTTTAAGTCCTGACTATAAACGCTTTATACCTGATTTATATAATTTAGTTGTTATTAAAAACAGTGTTGCCAAATTTGTTTGGTATATGTTAACTGGTATTTTAGTAATATTAAATTCACATAGTTACATTATGTCAATGAAGTGTAAAAGAAGTGTAGATGAGTTAAGTGGTAAATTAGATAAAGCATTAAATAATCCCAAAAAAGAGAAAAAGAAACAAAAATGGAAATTAGGATATTAAGTAAATTATTGTAAAACAATTAGTTTAAAAACAAACAATGAATTTTGTACAATAAAAATAAATATAAAAATTTAAGTGATATTTAACAATCTATTTTTTTTCCAATAAAATTATTTACTTTGTCTACAATGATATCATTTTTTGTAAATCTAACACATTCATCTGATATATGAGACATATTATTAAATTTAATAAGGGGCCAAAAATAGTTTTTTAAAAAATATTGATCAATACGGGGCCATCTTGATGGTCTTTTTTTAATTTTAGTAATCCAATGAATCATCTCTAAAATGTAACTTTCAAGGGTTTTAATATCATATAGTTTATTAAACTCTTTTATTTTGATACCAAACATACCACACATTATTTCCCATTTATGTTTATAATGATCTCTCATTATATGAAATACTTTATCAGAATTTATCCATTCATTTACAAATATCATTTCTCTGTCTGTAATTCTTGAATCGGCATCTCTTGAAATAAATATATCAGCATTACTTTCTAAAGGATATAATCTCCATAATAAGGCTTCATACTTGTTTGTTTTATGTTTATACTCAAACAATGTTGTATTTTGTTTTTTACTTAAAATTTCTAAAACATTACAGGGAATATTTTCATAATAAACATAAATTTTCCAATCATTATATTTTTTATTAATTAGATCAATATTTTCAATTAAACCATTACAATAAATATTTTTTTTACCAAATAAACAAAATGATATTATTTTATTCATATTATTATTATATATATTAAATATTAATACTATTGTTAAATTTATTATTAAGTAATATAAACCTAACTAGTTTATATTATTTAATGGAAGGTGCTGCAGACTTATTTACTAGAACTTCTAGAACTTTACGTGATAATGTTGTTGTAGAACTGCAAAAAAGCAATAATTTTCTAAGAAATCAGTTAGCACAAAATACAACTAATCCTTTGTTTAAATATAAAGTTATTATTAAACAACATGCTTTACCCATGCAACAAGGTGTTACTTTTCCAGAAACAGAAGGAATAATTATTAATATTAAAGATTATAATGTAACAGTTATTTTTAAAAATAGTAATAATGAAAATAAAATAAAAATTTTTCATTTAAATCATATTAACATTATAGATGATAGAGTTGAAAAATATTTTTTTAATTAAAATTAACTTGTTTAAATAAAATTATATTTTATTTAACCCGTTTCGCATTTAAAATGCCCCTAAATTAAATTCATAAAAATCTTTAAAAATTATATTATTATATAATATATGTTTCATATTTATGAAAATATAAAATTATTTTTACAAAATAATAAAGATACAAATATTGTATTTTGTGTAGCAAATTATGCTGTATTAGATATGGTTAAAAACTTATTAATTAGTGCTAAAAAAAATAAGCTTAATATTGTATTATTTGCATTGGATAATGAAATAGTAAAAAAACTAGAAGGACAATGTGACATTGTTAAATATATTGATAATGGATTCGGTAAACAAACTGATCCAAATAAATTTTATAAATTTGGGACAAAGCAATTTAAAAATGTTATTTTTCAAAGATTTTTCATTGGAAATGAAATATTAAATGCGAATAAAAGTTATATATATATAGATGTTGATATTGTAATAACTAATAATTTTGTTAATAATGTTTTTGAACAATATAAAAATACAGATTATGACTGTTTAATTCAATTTAATGGTACTAATTGTTGTACTGGATTTTTTTCAATGATACCGAATAAAAAAACAAAACAAATTGATTTAAATTTTTTTAAAAAACATAATTATGAAAAATATACTACTAATCAACCATTTTTTAATGGTATAATTTTAAAAAATAAAATTCTTAATATTAAATTTTTAGAGAGAAGTCACTATCCTAATGGTAGATTTTATTATAAAAATTATAAAACAATAGATAATGAATGCTATATAATCCATTTTAATTGTATTATAGGTTACAATAATAAAATTAATAAAATGAAATTTCATAAAAAATGGTATATTAACTGATATATTACAGTATATAGAAAACACAACAAATATATAAATAGGGTCATTTTAAATGCGAAACGGGTTAAATAAAATATAATTAAAACCTAAGTTTAGGTGCTGCTAAGTAATAAAGAACAAATAAATAACATAACATTGCAAGTATTAATGTTAAAAACCAAATAGGTACAATTGTTTTTTTACTAGAACCTAAACCAAATTGACGCAATGCTCCGTCTTTTTCATATAAAAATGCTGGTTCTATATACTGAACAACTGTAAATGCTATAATAAATAAAATAATTGATGTAGAAGTTATATTTTTACGAATATAAGCACGGTACATAATAAATTATAATAAGATAAGTTTTTTAAATAAAAAGTTTTTACTAAATAAAATTAATTTTAAAATTAACTTTATTTTAAAACAAAAATTTACATATAATCAACAGCATCATCCATCTCTTCACCGTCTTCTGCTATAGTAGATAAATTATAAACTTCTCTATCTATTTGTTTTTGAACTTCTTGTTCTTCCATAAATTCGAGTGAATCACTATCTATCATTGAAAGTTCATAAATTTGACTACTAAATTCAGTTATTTCATCTCTTATACCCATTTTCATTTCCATTAGTGCTGTTTTTTCTAATTCTTCTCTTTCTTTATCATATTGATTTTCATCATATTCAAATATTGCTCTTGTTTGACCAACACTCCAATCTCCTAAACTATGATTCTTCATAATATTCTCAACTTTTCTTTCTTCATCTGCTAAATCTCTTAACCTTACTGTTATCTTTGCTTTTTCTTTTTCTTTTGATTTTAAAACATTTTTTATTACATCTTTAGATGTAATATTTAATATTTTTTTATAAGATTCTGTTATTTTAAGATAATTCGATATTAAATTACATGTTATTTTTTCTAATTCCTCTTTTCTACCTTTTAATATAGAATGGTCTACACTATCATCTTGATTATCTTCTGCTTTTTCTTCTTCAATAGTTAATTCACTATTGAATGCATCAATATACAACATAATAGACGACAAAAACATGTAATAACCAATATTCTTCAACATATTACCATTAAATATACTATTTTTTGATTCATCTGATATTATTTTTGAATAAAATGGTATAGCATTAACCACCATCAAAATATCTTTATTATGTTCTAATACATACCTCATAACAGCAGCAATCTTTTTATCTCCGTAATATTTTGTAAAATATTCATAATCTCGTTCAATTATTTTATTTACATCATTAATATGTCTTTGACTTAGTTTCCAATGTTTTGGTATATTATGTTTTTTGTTAACTTTATTCAATATTATATTTGGATATGTTGTAATTATATCAATTGACATATCTTTTAATAAATCAAATATTATATAACCAGTTTCATCTTCTTTATACATATACATTTCATCTCCTATTGAATTCCAATTTAATATAAATCTTTCTTGACGTTGTTTAGATTTTTTTGTAACTTTATCATTTTTTGGCAAATAAAACATAATTAAATCTTTTAAATTTCTTTTTAACTCTCCATGTTCCATTAATTTTTCTACAATATTTTCAGACATTTCTTCATTCCATTTAGTTATTTTTTGATTAAAATCAGACAAAGATGTATCAGACTTTTCTTCTTTATGTGATATATTAAATCTATCTATTAATTGATTTAAATCCATAACAAATTCTTCATGTTGTAAGTCTAATGTATCTTTTTCTTGCAAATATTCAGATATATTCTCTAGTTTCATTTTTTCTGTTAATATAGGTGGGTCAATAACAAAATTAATAACATTATGTTTAGATATCATAGTTATTAGTTGTTTTAAAGTTTCTACTGAATAGTTTAATCCTTCACTTTTCATTATATCTATTTTTCTCTCCAAACTATCATTTTTATTAAAACTAGCATGATTTTTTATACATATTCTATTAAAATTTTCATCCAAAGATATTCCAGTATTAAATTTACAATATTTCATGAAACTAAGATAAACAATATCTTCTGTAAATGATGTATCTATTTTTTGAAATACTACTTTTGTGTCATTTAAAAACATAAATAATTTAGATTTTAAAGAACTTTGATATTTATTATAAATATCACTCGTTTTCTTTATCCGTGTATTGTATTTTTCAATAGATTTTTCTTTATTAACAAAATAATAATATGTACTCGGTTCACCATCAATACAGCATGCGTTTTCTAAGAAAGGTATATTGCTTACACTAGTTAGTATCATAGGTTCATTATTTATGGCTTTTTGTACTGATTCAAATATAGAAAAACAATTTTTAACTATATTTCCATATAAACTACCAAGTCTTAAAAATTGTTCAGGATTTCCATTCTGAATTTCTCTTACAAGTAAATCTTCAAACCCATCGCCAATACTTTGTAAATCTGTTACTTTTATATCAACTAAAGGAGGTAAATAATTATGCCATTCTTGTACATCAACATTTTCATAATAATGTTCAATATCTTTATTTTCATTATTCCAAACTCGTTTTTGTTTAAGTTTTTCATCTACGTAATCGATATTTAATAATTTATCTCTTATAAATTGTTTTAAACTTTCATTTAAAGAATCTACTTTACTTTGAAAATTTTGTGTATTTGCTTTTGGTATAACATTCCACGGACGCTTTTTTGTTCTCAAATGTATAAGCATGCAATTAAAATAGTTAATGAAACCTAAATCACTATTACCATTCAAAGGAAATCCATTAAATGACTTTATACAAATAGAAAATGTTACATCAGATATGACATTAGGAATAGCAGATTGAACACCTATGATATAAGCAGCGCTAATAGATTTCATCAAAACTTCATCATGTTTCATTTCATATGGTTTTACTTTTTTTCCTTTCTTTTCTTTTCTTTTTACTAATTCATTGTATTTAGCCTCATCTATAAGATTCGCATTTAAGGATTCAATGGCTAACCTCAACATAAAACTATGTTCCGACTCACTATTTATATTTAGTTTTTTATCAAATGTAGATAAAAGTGTTTTTATGTGTTTTGCTAATTCAGTTTTATAATCAAACTTAGCATCTTTTATTTTTGAATATTTAAAACTTTGAACGTCTATATTTTCTAACATAATCTCTCTAGATACCTTTTTATATCCACTTTCATCATATCCTTCACTATCATCAAATTCTATATATTTAATAATATATCCACTATATTTATCAATAATCTTGTCACCATCATCACTTAATTGACCCCTATTTTTACATACTATTTCTAATACTTCAGTATATGTTTGATTGAAAAATGCTTCAGATAAAGTTAAATAAAATGTTGGTAAAAGTTTGGTAGAAGTATCTATACAATAACTCCAATATGGGCTTTCATCTGTATTATTAACATCATGTTCTCTACAGTATTTTCTATTAAATAATTGAATATTAGTATATTTTTTAACTAAATCATTTTGTGATAAAATAGTATCTCTTAAGTTAGCATAAGGAGAAGAAACAATATCGTCTATATCTAGCGTTGAACCTATTTTTACTTGAAGTATATCTCTTTGAATATTTAAAAAACTTTTATATCTTTTTAAAGCAGAAATATTTAACATAGATTTTTTAAGATTATTCTGTATTTTTAGTTTTAATTCTGAAATAGAAAATCTGATTTGATTCTCTAATTTATCAGTAATTTCACTTAAAAAGTTTTTTTGTAACATTTCTTTACTTTCATCTAAACCTACACACTGTTTTTTGATTTTAATACAGTTATCTTTTAAATTACAAAAATTTACAGTATCAATTGATTTACCTTCTAATGATTTATCTAATTTCCATTTATTATTATCTCTAACATAATATTTATAATCCATATCACCCAAATCTAAAATAGCATAATCTCCATCAACAACCATTTTAGAACCCAAAATCATCGCAGCAGCATCCCTTTCTGCTTTTTCAGGTTTAACTCCATTATTTTCTACTAAAAATTTTGTTAAATTATTAATAACCTCTTCAGAATCATCATCCATAATTGAATGTTGTTCTTTCCATGCATTTCCAATATCATATACAGTGTCATCATATTTAGAATCAAAAAATATCTCGCCATTTTCTGAACGATTATCTCTTTCTAATTCATCAATATCATTATATTTTTTTGCTAATGTTATTGGTTCACATTCTTTTGAACTCCCCATTTGTGAAGCCATTTTATATCCTTCTATTTCTTCAGCAATACTTTCTTCTATATCAATAGGTTGGGCAAAATTAATTTGCCCAAGTGATAAAGCATTTAAATATGTTTTTCCACAATCTATATCTATAATTTTTTTTATAGACATATCCGTATACATGTCTTCTTGAAAGTTGTATGCATCTTTATGAAAAATTTCCATTATATTTTGATTATATTTATCAATCAAATCAGGTAATATAGTATATGAATCTACTGATTGTATTTCGGAAAGATATTTTGTATATTTACTTTTATTTATTACAATTTTTTTATTTATTTTATCTATTTCATTATAAACAAATCCCATAATTTCATGATACTGTTTAAATGTAATATCATCTTTATAAATTAAAAATGGTTCTAATTGTTTTACTATACTGTTAAAAGAAACACCTACATTAATATTTGATTTATATATATCAAATATTTTACGAATTGTGGGTACTATTTTATTTAAATAATTTTCATAAACTGTATGATTTTCATCATTACGGTCGTCAAATTTTCTAATTTCTTCAAAATCGAAAAAAGTTACTTTATCAAATATATTTTTTAAATCTAATTGCTGTTCTTCTTGATTTTCAATAATAGTGTTTTTTACTACATTTATGGAATCTTTTAAAAGGTTAAAATAAGAAAAATTTATTGAATTTAAATTAGATCTTTCATAAATATTCATAGTTTTTAATCCCGAACGACTATATTTAACAACAGAAGATGGTAGTGTTAAAAATCCAGATAAATATAATTCATCATTATTTGTTAATTTATCAACAAAAAGTTTACTTTTTTTATTTCCAACATCAGGATTAACTAAATGAGTAAGGCCCTTGTTTAACCTTTGAACAACAAATCTATTTTGTTTAATACCAATAGTATCTTTTGTTAATAAATCTATTGAAGAACCTATAGTAGTTGAATAAAAATCTTCCAAATTGTTCAATAAAACTTCTATATCTGTATTTGTTTGAATTTTATTAATAATATTTGTCAAATTATAAGGTTCTATATGTGGTGTATAATAAGGTTGTAAATTTTTATATAAAAATTTATATTTATTTTGTCCGTCAGGTATATTATTTGAAAGATATTGATATAATAATTCAAATTCGGAATTTAAAGCAAAATCAATCCCTAATATATTAATATTATCATCAATATCATCCATTATACTTTCTTTATCATATAAGTTTTTCCTTGTTTTTATAACAGGAATAATCCAATGAAGTTTTTGTTTAAATGTTTTTAAATTTTCAACTAATGGTTTGTATTTTGCACCTTTTTTTAATATATTTTCAGCATTGCCTTCATCGTCAAAATTAGAAAAATTCATTCTTAATTGTTTATATCTTTCAATCAATATGTGAATTTTTCTAAGAGTATTTTGATTGCGTTCATTAGTTGGTACTGATGCTAATAATTCATCTAATAAATCACTAGTTTGCGAATCTAAACTATAACGTTTTTTATTTTCACTTACATGTATTTGTTCTGTAATTTCACCCAAATCTTCGTCAACTATTTCAATATCTTCTAAATCTATAAAAATTTCATTTATGTTTTGTTGTTGTTCTTCTGTATCTAAATCTAAATCTAAATTTAATTCTAATTCATCATCATCTTCATTTTCTAAATCTTCTGGAGATTTAGATATTTTTTTTGATTCAACTTCTTCTTCATCTAAATTGCTTTTTTTTGTAGGTTCATCAATTAAATTAATAGAAACAATATTAAAGTTTTTAGGTATACCTTTGTATTCAAAATCAATATAAATAACATCTTTATTGGAAAGTGTTGTAATTTCAATCATATCTTCTTCAATATCACTAATTAATCCATTTAAAACCATGGGTTCGTTTCCTCCAAAATAAACACTAATCCAGTTATTAGGTACCAAATCATTTTGTCGTGCATAACCTTTCTCAACCGGATTATCTAAAATAAAAATACTTTCAATACTTTCTTCAGTAATATTACCATCATGAATAACTAATGATGTACGTGATAAATCATCTTGTTGAACTAATTCTATATTTTCTTCATCTAAATAATCTATAATATAAATTTTCTCATGAAGTTCTATATTGTTAGATGCATTTATTTGAATAATTTGCCCTAGTTCTAAAAATATTGTTTTATCATCTTGTGACTTTGACATTTTACTTATATTTATAAAAGAAATTATATCCTAGGAATATACTTTATAATAAAAAATATAAAGAAAGGTCAAATAACTATAATAGATGACAAGTTATTCGCCCATGACTGTAGTAAGTTTTCAAACTTTATTAGACAATAAAGATAACAATTTAATTATTAGAAATATTAATGAAAAAATTATTATAAAATACAATAAAAATAATTTAAATAAATCTAATATAAAAACATTAGGTTTATTTAGGTCTATTATAACTGATGTACTAGGTAATGTAATTTCATTTGCCCCTCCAAAATCTATTTACTTTGATGATTTTGTAAATGAAAATAACGTGGAAGAATGTAGTTTTGAAGAATTTATTGAAGGAACAATGATTAATGCATTTTGGGATACATCGATTGAAGATTGGAACATTGCTACAAAAAGTAATATTGGAGCAAAATGTAAATATAGTGTCGATTCTAATAAAACCTTTAGATATATGTTTTTAGATTCTATGAATCATTGTGGACTAGAGTTTAATCAATTAAATAAAGATTATATTTATAGTTTTGTTGTTCAACATCCTGAAAATAGAATAGTAATACCAATTATACAACCACAATTATACTTAGTTGCTATTTATCAAGTAAATAATTCTAATATAGTGAATAAAATAGAAAATATTAAATTATCTAATGTAAAAACACCAAGAAGATATCCGTATAATGATATTAAAGATAAATTTGGAGATTCATGGCAATTTATTAGAAACTATTTTAATAGTGATGATTTAGATTATAAAACTCATGGTATTATTGTTTATAATAAAACAGGAGATAGATTAAAAATACGTTCTAAGAATTATGAAAAAGTAAAAATGCTAAAAGGTAATACTCCTAAACTACAGTTTCATTACTATTATTTGCGTCAAAATGGATTAGTTAAAGAATTTTTAACATATTATCCAGAATATAAAGAAGAATTTAGGATGCTAAGAAATACATTACATAATTTTACAGACCAACTTTATCAATATTATATTTCATGCTACATTAAAAAACAAAAAAAGGTAAAAGAATTTCCATATAATTTTAAAATTCATATGTTTAATTTGCATAAGATTTATATAGAAGAACTTATGCAACAAAAAAAGTTTGTTTCAAAACAAGTAGTAATAGACTATATTAATACTCTACACCCTGCAAAGTTAATGTATTCAGTTAATTATGTTTATAATAAACATAAACTAGAAGATAAACTAGTAAATGCATTACAAAAAGTTTAAAAATACTCTTTAATATTATTGAAAATATTTATACCACTTTGACATGCAAATGATATTAATGCATTAATATTACTATCATTGAAATCCTCACCTGAATTAAAACTAATTCTAATAATAGAATCTGTATCATGGGGATGTAACTTAATAAATCCTATATAATCTAATTTTCGGTCGGCTCCTTTATAATATTCTTCATGCAAAATATATTCAATTACTTTTCCTATAGTATAATCTTCATTTTCTAATGTAATATCAACACAATTTTCCATGGTTGTTTTATTTTTATTTAAAATTAGTTTTTCATTTTGACAAATTTCATAAATTTTATTTAATTTTTTATTAATTGTATCACAAGCAATTAAAACTAGTTCTCTATTTGTGTAAACACCAATAGTTTCTATTTTAAATTTAAAACTATCTTTAAGATAAAATCTTTTTGCCTTTAAAAGATACCAATTTTCTTTAAATAAATCAATATCATTTTTTTCATAACCTTTTTCTTCAAGTTCCGATTCAATAGTTTGCCATTGTGCATTTTGTTCAACTTTATCGGGTGAATTTTCATATGCACATGTAGAAACTGCATTATACATACCACTTTTTGCAGCATTTGATATTGATAGTTTACATTCAAGTTTTAATTCTTGACCGGGAATATCATTAGAAATTTTAGGCCTCAATCTAGCAAATAAAACAAATCCTTTTGTCACAGGACAAGGAGGAAAAATACTCATAACTTCTTCTTCAGTTAAATATGTTTCACTTGACATATTTTTTATTTTAAAATCTCTGGTGGTAACATAAACCATTGAATCTGTATCATTAACTTCATCTATTTCGATTAAAAGGTCATTAATTGATTCATGGTCTTTAACATGAACAGGAATGCTACCCAAACGCTGTTTTAAAATTTCATTATTAAATCTTGTAGTATTTCTATAAATTTTTACATCACCTTTTTCTAAAGACGCATCCATAACAACTGTATCAATATCACTTAAAATTGTTCTCCTAACAGCATTTGCTATACTTACATTAGAATTTTCCATTGTAAATGTTAATATTCCATCAGTTTCCTCTCCTTCTTTAACAACCGGGAGTAAAATAGAACTTTTAGGAATATTTTGAGATTTGCTTGCTTCCATTAATTGACTCATATATATATACAATAACTATTATAGTTTTTTAATATTAATTTCAATTTTAATATTAAATATTTAAATATTAAAAATAAGTTAAATTTATAATAAATTTGACTTTAACATATATTAATGAGCAGTGTTTTATATTACAGTAAATATTGTGAAAATTGCAAAAAATTATTATATGAATTAGGGAAAACTAATATATCTAAACAAATCCACTTTTTATCAATAGATAAAAGAGTTGAAAAAAATAACAAACTTTATATTGTGTTGGATAATGGATGTGAAGTATTTTTACCACCAAATATTATAAAAGTTCCTAGTTTACTTTTGTTAAATAAAAATAACAAAATTTTAGTAGGCGATGATGTTATGAATTTTTTTAGACCCCAATTAAATAAACAAAAAGTTGCAGCAACTCAAAATAATATGGAACCTCTTGCTTTTTCTACATATGAAATGGGAACAACTATGTCAGACAATTATTCTTATTTAGACCAATCAAATGAATCTATGTCAGCAAAAGGAAATGGAGGGTTGAGACAAATGCATAGTTTTGTAACTTTACAACATAATGATAAAATTAACACACCTCCTGAAGATTATGAACCAGATAAAGTAGGTCAAGTTGATTTAGGAAAATTACAGGCGGAAAGAGACAGTGAAATTAGTGTACCACAATTTAATCAATAATGTTATTTTAAATAATAATTTAAATAAAAATATATATATTTGATTAGTAATGTCTAATTTAGTCAAAGTATTTAATGAACATCTTTTAGAATTTATTGACGATGTTATAACAATTTTTCCCGATAATGCTGATTTACAAACAGGGAGAACATTTATTTCTGGTATAAAAAAAGTAAATCCTAAAAAAATTATTGATATTTGGAAAAGATTTGTTAATGATCTATATATTACTGAAATTAATGAAGGAAACATGGATTTCTTTTTAAACAAAGATTACAAACAAGATTTACAATATGTTGCAACAAATGATGTATTTAATATAATTGAAGACATTAAAAAACTACTACGTAATACATCTCAAGAAAATAAGGATAAATCATTAAAATATGTACAAAATTTATGTAAACTTTGTAATTTATATTATTCTACAAATTAAAATAAAAAACAAATAAAATAAAAAAAAATAATTTAACTTAAGTTTAATTTAAAAATTAGATTTTAAATTAAACATATAATGAGTGAAAAGAAAAAAGTTAGTATGGAAGAAACAGAAAATCAAGAAACAAATGTTAAAAAAGAAATTCCAGAAGAATTTACAAAAATTTTAAAAGATTTTTATAAAGATGTTTTATTAGTTTTTCCTGAAGTAAAATATCATTTAGAAGATAGTACAATTGAGTTTTTACAAGGCAAAAGAGATGCTACAGAATTATTTCAATATTGTACCACAGTTTACCCTGAAAGATTTTTTGACATTCTTTATCAAAATGAAGATATATTTGAAAATAATGAAATAAATACAAATTTTTTACCGAATATTGAATTTAAAAACTTATGGAGTGAAGAAATAAGTGATAATACAAGAAAAACTATTTGGAAATATTTGCAATTAATTTTATTTTCTGTTTCAAGTAGTTTAAAAAACCGTTCTGATTTTGGAGATACAGAAAAACTATTTGAAGCAATAGATGAAGATGAAATGAAAAAAAAATTAGAAGAAACCATGAAAGAAATGAGTGATATGTTTGAACAAAACTTAGATGGTGAAGATCCTACTTCTTTTATGAACTCAGAAGATTTACCAAATCCTGAAGATTTACAAAATCATATAAGTGGATTAATGGATGGTAAATTAGGAAGATTGGCTCAAGAAATTGCAAATGAAACAGCATCTGAAATGGAAATGGATATGGACGAAACTGCAGATGTAGGAGATGTTTTTCAAAAGTTAATGAAAAATCCAGGAAAATTAATGGGTCTTGTAAAAAATATTGGATCAAAATTAGATGATAAATTAAAGAGTGGAGAGATAAAAGAAAGTGAATTAATGCAAGAAGCCGCAGATTTAATGGAAAAAATGAAAGCAATGCCAGGTATGAAAAACATGAATAAAATTTTTAGTAAAATGGGAATGCCTATGGGAAAAAACCAAAAAGTTAGCATGAGTGGTATGCAGGCTAGATTAAATAAAAATATGAGAGCAGCCAGTCAAAAAGAAAGAATGCTTAGAAAATTAGAACAAAGAAGAAAACAACGTGAAGAACAAAATAATAAAAATAATGAATCAACAACTCAAAACTATAAACAATATAAATTTAAACCTGAAGATGGAAATGTAGAAAAAAGTATGAGAGAAAATCCTAAAAAGAAAAAAAAGAAAAAGAAAAGAAAAAACAAAAATAAAAACAAAAATTAAATCAAAAATTAAATTATATATTTTTAAAATATAAAAAAATATAATTTTCATTTATTTATGCTGTGCCCATTTCTCATTTTTCTTTTTTATTGCTATTTGTTGATAAGGATTTTTTGATTTTTTTACACGCTTTTTTATTTTTTCATACTTTTCT